CCGTTTACGTTATGTACCGGTAATTCTGGGAATTCTATCCGCGCTTTAGGGTCATAGACCTTTAAATAAGTTTCTTTATCCATAATATAATTATCTCACATTTTCAATCGAAAGTCAAGACATATCTTGTTTAAAAGATAATTTAGATTTAGCGATAAGGTAACTTCGCACCCAACCACTTCTAATAATGTCTCCTATACCAAACTCAACTACTACACCTTCATTCATATCTCCTATAATCTTTTGGAAATTATACCATCCATCTTTTTGACCATTTCTCAGGTCTGTCTGAGCCTCATCGCCGGCCCAATGTATGGTGCTGTCTTGACCAATACGAGTTGTTATTGTGTCAAGTTCCTGGAAGGTGAAGTTTTGACATTCATCACAAATCACAATGCAACGGTCAAATGTTGTACCTCGTAGGAATGATGTTGATACAAACTCTATGGAATCCTGTTCCACCAAGTTATCATACAATGCCGACATAGCTTGGTCTGAGGGCATTTCAAACAAGTATTTCACCAACATTTCGTATGGTGCTTGATAGAGATAACTTTTTTCAGATAAGTCACCGGGGAGGTAACCTATTTCACGGCTCGGCAATAACGACCTTACGATTACTACTTTTTCGTAAGGTGTATCTTTAGATAAAACATCCTTTAATGCTAGATACAATAAAACAAAAGTCTTCCCGGTTCCCGCTGCACCAGAAAGACACAAGTTCTTGCCCTCCGCATAAGCCTTAAATACTTCTGCTTGGTTTTCACCAATAGGCTCTATTGTAACTAGTGAATTGCTATTAATATATTTCATCTTCTTTCTCTTCCGGGCCCGGTTGCTCAAGAGTAGTCCTCCAGTTATGGGGTTGTGAACTATTTATTATATATCGATGGTGCTCTTAGGATTATTAGCCTTTATTCTTCGTAAAGTATCTTTCCAGGCATCAGAGGTGCCATGGCCTCCACCTTGACCTGAATGATCGCGTCCTGAAATAATACTGTTTTTATTCGGTGTGAATACCATTATCCAGTTTTCTTGTTTCAGGACTTCCATATCTGCCACTGAGCACTCAATATCTTCAGGCTCACCAGTTTCTGGATTGACCATTCGGTATCTCACTGACTAATCTTCCAACTGCCATCGGGCTGCCGGCACGCTCGTCCATAACCCTGCTGTGTTTCTCCACCCACAACAACACTGGTCTGGAACTCACGGCAATATTGGCCGTTTGATGCTTGATAAGTCTGGGTAGGAACTACTGTACCGCTGTGTCCACTATTTGGATTGTTCCAGCTTCCAGTTGAGTTATCAGGTGCCCTCTCCAATGTATGTTGCATTGTCTGTCCATACATTTCACGGTCACGAGCATCTAAATGTGCCCCAACCTGTTGACCGATAATACCGCCAGCTAACGCACCCACTACAAGAGCCAATCCACGGTCTTTATGACCCTTGGATAGATTATGAGCGGCGATGGTACCTAAACCAACACCGATCAGCTGTCCTTGCTGGGCATTATTCATATTGGCACACCCACCTAAGACACCCACAGCGACCAATGTTGCTACTAACTTCTTCATTTCTTTCCTATCCTTCATTTTCACTTCTCCGTCCTTTAGTCAACTCTATTGCTTTTGACAGTTTCATCTTCCCATCTAAATAGGAAGTCCTAATTGTCCCCTTCAATTTTTTCTTTTCGGCATTATCCAACCTATCTCGCTTAGAACGAAATAACGCTTCTAAATCCTGCCGACCTGTTAAACTTACATTATATCCTGACATCATTTTCTTTCTATCCTATATCTGGTGTTGAAAATAATTTTGCTTCTGCCTCTCGGCGTCTAACTAACCCAGCAAGCACTTTACCACCAGCTCGGTTCCATCTTTTCATTTCGTCCGGTACTTTATCATACTCACCGTTATTTAGTACCTTCAACATTGTGCTTTCTCGTAAATTGCCCGGACCTAGATTGTAAGTCCAACTCACAAGAGCATCAAACTGGTTTTGGTTTAAAGGTACAGTCACATATTTTTTGACATACTTAGCATACTCGTCCAATTCTTCGGCTAGTATAGTTTCAGCATCTTCGCGGGTTAACTGGTCCCCTTCTTTAACTCCTTTCGTATGGCCATAACCAATAGTCCATACACCCACAGAATCCTGATAAGCTTCCAATCGGACACCTTCAAATTCTTTAATTAGATTGATACCATTTTTTTCTATTTTCATTATCATTACAATTCCTAATACTATCAATAATAATATAAAACTAACCGTTCTCATGCGGGTCATAATCGCTGAGCACTCTTTCGTCGGAAGGATCAAATGTCTGTACTCCTGTCATTTCGTTACCTAGAAAATACATAAAAACTATCAACTGACGCTCATCTAAATGCATCATGTATAATTGATTAGCCACAATATGGGCCCAACTCTTTAGAGAATTTGGATATCCCTCAGCGGAATTAAACCATTTTCTTTTTGGGCGCTTCTTACTAAAACTTTCAGCAATACTTCGTACCTGTTCATCAGACCAACCAATAGGCTTAGATATCACCATCGTCAATTTCACCCATGCTAACATCGGTCATAGGAACCCAAAATTCCCAACCTTTCTCCACATCACGAACCCGGTACATCTGGTGTTCGGCGTTCTTTGCTTCAACTATACCTTTCCTTGAAAGCACGTCATTCTTCATAATAGGTAGGTCGGCAAGTGAATAAAACCCGCCAGGACGACCATACTCATCAACGGGAAATTCTTTTTTATAATAACAACGAAAATGTTTACTTTCAATCATAATACCATTCCTCAAATTCATTATAGAGTTTTGTTTCTAGTCGATATGCCTCTTTCTCCCAAGGCATATCTTCATAACACATATCGTCTGACAATAATTTAGACTTCCATTGAACTTTCTTATTCTCATAATCACACAGTTCACCTTTTACAAATTGTTTAAGGTGTACCATCTCATGAGCAAGCCATTTAAGGATTTCTTCTAACCCAAACTTCATAGAAGCATCAAGTTCTATTTCAAACTCTCTGGGTTTATTAACTTCGCCAGTAATATAACAAAAGGCATATCCTCCAGAATTCTTTTTAAGGTCTTTAGTCAATTTCACATCTAACCAAATATGTCGGGCTTGTCGGCCGCCAAGAAGTTTCAAACCATAAAACCATGCAGCCATGAATATATCATCTACTAGACCTTTATTTTGACTTCGGTATCCGTAAATGTTAGTTTTCATTCTTCTATCTCAGCAAAGACAAAATGAATGTAAGGGAATGGACCTAATCGGTTCTCGTTGATTATTCGGGACTGCTCTTTGTTTAGCCCTTCTACATAAGCCCTGACTTCTTCCAGCTCATCAGCCCCAAAGGATTTCATCACCTTATGGGTCGTGGGATTCTTTACTTCATAACCAACAACGGTAGGCATAATAATCATATTTTTCTCCTAATTAATCTAATAACTATGCTATATGGTAACATATATGTGAAATCTAGTCAATAGGGCTAAGTCGTTGATTCCAAAGGCTTTTTTGTAAGTCATTGATTCCAAAGGCTTTTTATTTCACTTATTTTTCCCCACTAACACTACCATGGTAACATATATAGAGCCCTTGGTCAAGAGATTATCACCTATTAGAATATTAGAGAATACTTATGTAGAGCTCAGGGTGAAAAATCATCGGGGATAAAATCTTACCCTGTTTTTTCCTGGAACCATTTAAGCTGGCTGGAAGTTTTGATCCCAACCATAAGCCTCGCGAACTGTATTAGCATTGAGGCCTTTGAACCGCTTATTGATTTCCTTATCCTTGGCCCATATCAATATCCGAGCCTCATCTTTATGTAGCCCTTCAAGCAACTGAATAAACATCTGCTCTCGTTTAATTTGTTTTATTTGTGGGTTACCAATAACTGCTGGTAAATCCAAGTACTCCCGGTTCAACTTAACAAAATTGTGGCACTTAAAAATCTCTCTAGCTAACTGGGTGTGTTCTGTTCCCTCAGGTGCCTCATTCTGTATGTAAGGCACATCACCTTCAGGTATTAACCATTCTATATTACTATCTAAAGCACTTTTCAGGAACATTTCTAAACCTTCAGTGCGATGCTTTTTTAGCACTTTAATTTTTGCGGGTTTGTCCTTGGCATTATTCACCTTAGTACAAATCTCGTGGTATGACGGGGTATATGTTTCTACTACCATTTTAATAATCTCCAATATTACTCATTAAGTCAGTCAACTTATGTTTTACAAAATAATTTAACAGTTGGCTTCTATCACCAACTTTTACGTTTCTATATTCATCCAGAACATCCTTTCTTATTTGCTGAGGTATTCTGGAAAAATCAATAAGAGTTTCATTTCTCTGCCAGTTACGAATCCAGGTATCTTTAGGACATTTGGCAATTTGGAAAAGATCCTGATACTCAAACCTATTCAACTCTTCCTTCAATTCTCTAATCATGGCCTTTCTTATTGGTTTTTGTCTCCCAGCAGAAATGAACGTATCATCATGGGAAAGTATATTAGGAACACCATCACTTCGGTCCCCTTTAATAATATGCTCTCTCAAATAATTTACAGGGTCATCATTCTTCAACATTCTTTTTGCCATAGGGCTGTATTGTTTCACATGGTGTCCATGAAGTTGTATGAAATCTTTATCACTACTCACAATAACATTCATCGGCACACCTCTTTCTATGACACCAAACTTATCTTCATCTGCATCAAAAGGTCGATGTACCAATACAGCAATAATGTCATCCGCCTCAGCACCATCTACATCAATAACTTTATACGGCAAACTTTCTTTCAACTCATCCCGCAAGCCATTCAACAACTCAAAAATTTGTAGCCAATCATAGCCTGTAACCTCTCGGTCCTTCTTACGATTAGCTTTGTAGTTGGGGAAATAATCTCGGCGCCAATAGTGTTTATTGTCACAACAAATAACCATCTCACCAAACTCCTCTTTGAATTTGGTTCGATAAAATCTAAGGTTATTTAAAACTATATGCCGAAATAAATCACCAGTCAATTGGTTGCCCTTATTCAAAGCAACCATCAGAGAGCCGATGGCTATCTGGTTCCAATCAATCAAAATCATAATAAAATACCGTGTTAATCTAGAAGCAACCTTTTCCACTAGTTAAGCCTCTGAAAGGGCTACCAGTATCCGGTATCACACAATCTCTATGTTTTTTGGAAGACATTGTTTGGGGTTTTATTTCCTGGGGCCCTGACGATGGTGCATCAGGAAGATGACCAATATCCAAATTCCTTTGCATATTTTCTTCTATTGTTAGACAAGAAATTTCTTTTATTTCTACAGGAATAGGTATTGCACTTTTAAAATGTTGTGCTATACCTTCGTAGTCTGATTCTACAAACTGCTCGCAAACTTCTTTGTCACTGAATGGATAGATTAGACGTAACCAACCAGTGTTTGGCTCTGGGCCTATGTAAGTAGGTAAAAATAATAATACACTAACAAAATAACTAATAACTGCTGTCATCTAAAACTCCCTTTTATAAATCCTTCTTCATCATAAGCATAAACTAAAGTTCTCCACTTCATTAAATGCTCTTGGTCTTTTCCATAAAATAAATCTAACCATGTAGCTGTATCTAAATAAGTGGCAATATATTTAAGATACCCCTGACGATTAAATAATTCCCTTTCTAATACTCTCTGTTCCTTTCCTGATGCCTTTCTAATAAGAGGCTTCAATTCTTTCACACGATCTTTATTATGTTTTTCCCATTCTTTAACTTTCTTTAATGACAAATAATGGTCATCATCTAAAGCTTTTACATCCTTATGGACATTCTTATATGTTGGTGGCTTTTTGGCGGCACGGGCCTTGGCCATCTTATCATCTTTTTTCAATTTTCCAAATACCTTCCCAACCTAATCCATAACTCACTTCATGGCCAGCCGGATTCCAATCTACAGGATAAAAAAGTACCTGTGGATGAGGTGGCCGTACCATAAAAGTCCCTTCTAACCATTTACCATTTATTCTCGCTAAAAATTCTTCACCTGATCCTACACACAGCATCATCCGTTTTTGTCCATTATTTGACTTCAATAATATATCTAAATTAACTTCCCTTAAACTCAGCGGATCTCTTATCATTCTGTACTTCTCCGATATTATTAATAATATTCTTACTCATCAGATACTCTACCAAATCATAATATCTACCAACCCGCTTGCCATCAATAATTACCTGTGGTAATCTCTTTACCTTCTCTCCGATATCCTTTGAAACTTTTTCTAAAGGCATATCACTATCATAAGCCTTCACTGAAAAAGTAATATTATTATTCTCTAATAGTTTTAAGATATCATAAGATATCTTTTCAAAATGATTATATAAATACACTTCAACTTTCATTATCTCACACAGGAATACGCCGAATATCTTGCTCCCCCTGCCTCTTTTGTTCTTTCTTCTTAGCTATCTCCTTGGATAACTTTCTTACTTCACTAGGCTTCAAATAACATTCTCGGCGCCTGACTTCATTCAAAATATCAGTTTTTTCTATACCTCGCTTGAAACGCCTAAACATCGAATCAAAACTTTCATCTCTAAATTTCTTTTTCACTTTCATAATATTTACCTCTACTATCAGTATACCATACTTATGCAATTATGTCAAGGTTATTCGTAATCTTTTGGCACCATTTCTTGGAATGGCATCTCATACATTATCCAACCACCTTCCTGTTTTTCTCCAGCTCGCTTATTCTTTTCCATCCTACCAAAAACAGTAACTCCTGATTGACCCTTCTTTCTAGCCTCGTTTAATGCCTTATCTAATTCCTCACTACTCACCAATTTATACATTCTGGGAGTTCCATTATCACCTCTAATCAAAAGGAAAATAAAATTATCCTGCTTTACATGGTATATGTATTGAATTTTCTCAGGCGGATCAGCTGTAGTGGCATAACCCAAAATGGATTGATATGTTTCAAACAGACTGAACCCCACAAATAATATCACTGGGATAAAAATTGTTTTGAATAGATAGTTTTTTGGATACGCCACAATAGTCCATAATGCAGTAATCGTTATCAATAATACAGATATGTATGCTGTAGTTTCTGTGAATATCATTAGAACCCTGGCTCCGTTTCGCCAATATACTCTGGACCTGCGCTACCATATTTGAGAGTAACTAATTTTACTCGTTCATCTCTCACTTCTATCACCTTACCCTTTTTATCTAACTTAAACTGAAATGCTGTAAATTCTTGTCCTTGATGTTCTAATACCAAATCATGCATCACTACGACCTTATAAGGATTTACTCGTATCAATTTCACATTAACTTTTAGCTTATCATTATAAAATACTTCTTTCGTTTTGTCATAGAGTTTTCTTTTTCTGTAAGCATGAACATTAACAACATACCAGCCCTCAAGCGTCCCTCTTAGTGCTGCTGTTTCTTTATTAATCTGAACACTAATTTCTTGGCCATTTGGTAAAAGAACCTTATCATTTACTGTACCCAAATCATCACGGTCTAGGTGCATGAAGCCAACATCCTTATGACGGAATGATAATAGTTCTCCTAAAGGATCTCTTATCCATGTATCAATATCATGTATGGATTCTTTCTGCCATTCCATAATGATAAGATAATCTGCTTTAGACTTTACATCATTCTTTTTAGAAATGGGGTTTATTAATAGAAAGGCTACGATAAAAAGAAAGGCGATCCCCACTACAATATTAAACAACAAATCCACGAAAGCAGTATTAGAAAAATACTTGTTCATTAGATTTTCTGTATGGTTCTTTCAAGATTTATTAGTTGTACTTTGATTGAAAGAGAACTTAACAGTCCCATCAGTGTAGTGTAAAGAGCTGCTGACATACCAATAGACATTGTAGTTAATGCATTGGTCATAGAAGTGATATCACCTACGTCCAAATTTGTAAAGGTAGAACCTAACATGATAATAAATCCCGCTACAGTTCCTATTAAGCCTATTACAAGACAAGCTTCTCCTATAAACCAAAGGATTGCTAAATCTTTTGTTGATGCTTCTTTATCTAAATTTTCAATTCTTGAATAATTGTATATCTTTGTTCCAATCCAACAGGAAGTAACTATCAATATCACCAACAAAAGAAAACTTAATCTTGTTGGATCTTTTTCTACCAAACTTTGGAAAAAATTGTATTTGTAACCTGTAGCTAATATGACTCCGTGAGCACACATAAACAGCCACCATTTAAGCAAAAGGGCTTTCATTTAAATTTACTCCTATTCGCTATTATCTTCTGGTTCTGTTTTGCCCTGCCCTCTCATACGGAAATCTTTTCTAACTTTAGCTAATTGTGTTCTTTCGATATCTAAAATATCATCAGGACGCTTTAACATCTTCCTTAATGTCAACTTTACTTCAGCTGCACTTTTGCCATCCATATAAAACTGAGGTAATCCTGTAAGGCTTACCTTCCATTTCATATCTTCCATTGTTACTTCTTCTTTGCGAGCATCCGCCATCTGTTGTTCAATAGATTTATTGACATCAGATGCCTTTGGCTTTCTTGGCTTGGCTATTGAGCCACTGCCCGGAGCCGCAATAGCTCCTTTCTTTGCTTTGTAATCGAAAGCATCTACATCTACTTCTTCATTTTTCTTTTTCTGACGCTCATCATACTTCTTGGCATCATTCCTGAACTGTAAGGTGGTTGCTGTGTTGACACCTTTGTATCGTTTATGTGCCAGTTTATGGTAACCGGCCTTTGATGCGGCACTTGACTGAGCGGCAGCCCTTTTCTTGTATCTACCAAGCAAATCAGTACTAAGTTCATCAATTTCCACTTCTTCTTTATGTGACTTGTAACCTCTGTTCTTCATCCACCACCCTAAAGCCCAAGGATTGGTTATGTCTTTATCTTTCTTCATAGCCTTTATTGTTCCCTCCCAACCAGGTGGGGATACCTCTTTGATTGTTTCTTCACTTTCCCTATGATAATCAACAGGAGCTTTACCAGTATTAGTTTTACTTAACATATCAGCGTGATTCATATCCTTTTTCATCTGAGCTGCTGATTTCTTTTTTCTTGCTCTTCGTACAGATAATGGTACACCTGCATCTGGATGTTTAAATTTAGCTTCATCAACCTCTACTTCTTCTTTAGGTCCATAACCTTTAGGTGTAACATCTGTAATTTTAGGCTCCGCCGCAGCAGCTGCTCTCTTTTTACGGCCGGCGTCGATACGGGCTTGAGCTTCTTTATTTGGATTACCTTTCTTGTCTAAAAATTTAGCCAGATGATCAGGTAATGTTTCATCAATCTCTACTTCTTCCGATCTTGGTTGAACTGTACCGCCACCAGTTTTCATCGCTTGTCGGTGACTATCTCTAACGGCTGTCGCTATTTTCCCTACTGTAGTTTTTCCTATATCCTTTTTCAACTTTTTCTTTGCATTATCCTGTTGTTTCTGTGCTGCTTTCATAAACTTTTCTCCAGCAGCATTAGCAAATCGGTCAGCATAACCCGCGGCATCTTTGCCGGCCTGAGCGACATTTCCAAAAACTCCTTCTTCTACTTCTTCTGTTGCACCTTCACCCTTCTCCCAACCACCTTTAGCTCGTAGGGCCAGCTTGAGTGATGCCATTTCTTCTTCATTACCTTTCTTACCTTTCAGCTTCT